ATGTAGAAGCTGGTGAAATTGTATTTGCTTGGAAGCCTCAGTTTGGTACTGTTGAGTTCCTTGCAGATGGCGCCACCGAGTACGTTGCTCTTGAAGCTGACGAAAATGGTGTTTATACTGCTGAGTCTGCAGGTAAAGTTAAGTACTTGTATAACAACGTTGTAATTCCTCAGAATGATCTGCCTATGATCAAAGCTGAGATGAAGTCTATTGCACTTGTTGCAAAAGCTCGTAGAATTGCAATTTACTACTCTCAGATCGCTGCATATCAGTCTAAGACCGATTACGGTGTAGATCTTGGCGACCAGCTTGCTGAAAAAGCTGTTGGTGAGCTCAGCTACGAAATCGATACTGAGATTACAAATATGCTCGTTGCAAATGCAGAAGCAGATACCGAACTTGAATGGTCTAAGACTCTTCCTGTTGGTGTATCTAAAGCAGAGCACTATGAGGGCTTCGCTGAAATCCTCGAGATTGCTAAGCAGAAGATCTATGATCGTACTAAGAAGTTCGCTCCTAACTACGTTCTTTGCGCTTCTAACTTGCTTCCTGTACTCTCTATCGTTAAAGCTTGGCATGCAGCTCCCGCAGGTCAGATCAATGGTCCTTACTTCGCAGGTACCATTAATGGCTTAAAGGTATTTGTAACACCAAACATTGAAGCTGGCACATTCGTTGTTGGTTGCAATGGTAACGATATGATGAGCTCTGCTGCAGTATATGCTCCTTATATGGCAGTAGTACCTACTCAGCTCCTCGGCTATGCAGATGGTGGTATGAGTCAGGGTTGGTCCACTCTGTACGACCTCAAGATGCTCAACAAGAACCTCTTGATCAAGGGTCGTATTGTCGACTAATTAATCTAATAAACCTATTGAATGAGGCTTGTGAAACCACAAGCCTCATTTTTTATAGTTGATGTTTAAGTATAATTATTATATAATGTAATCAAGGAAAAAACAACTTGTTTTGGATCAGAAATAAAAAGAATCATTTATTGATGTTAAAAACTGAATAATAAAATGGATCCATTCGTAAATTTTTTCTAAATTTTATTTCAACTGTTTATCAACAAGTGTAAATTTTTTCTAAATTTTTGTGTAACCCTTAAAATTCCACATAATAAATGTAATAACTAATATAATATATAATAAATATAATAATATTATATTAAGTAACTATAAGTTACTTAATGTTATTAATTTTGTTTATTATTGTATTATATATTATATAACATTGAAATGTTATAAATAACATGTTTTAATTATTTTTTGGAGATGACCTTGATGTTTGTTTATCAGAATAAAGACAGATCAATCTGTATTACATTCAAAGATAATCAGCCAGTCACCAATCCAGAATATGTACTCAACGTTGTTGACAATCAGCTTGTTGTCAATGGTACTGAAATCACACCAGGTAACAACACTATTGTTACTGAAGATACTGTTTATGATACTGCAGTTGAAATAAACGAAATTGTTAATCTGTATCTTAACGGTAAAACAATCAGTATACCTGAGGACACTGATGGTATTGGTGTTTATAAAGTTACTGCAGGTGGTCATTTAACAATCAATGGTAATGGCACTATCAATGGTGTTGGTAAGAATGATTATAATATGGCTATCTGGGCTGATGGTGGCGATGTAACAATTAACGGTGGTACATTTACAAATATTGGTGCAACTGCATCAGTTGATCCTGCTCACTTTGATCTTATTTATGTAAAGAACGATAGTGTTGTTGAGATTAACGGTGGATATTTTGAATGTGAAACTCCAAAGTGGACACTCAATCTAAATGATAAGAACCCTGGTAAAATTATTGTTAAGGGTGGTACATTCTATAAGTTTGACCCATCTAAAGCAGAAACGGAGCCAGGCGGATTAACAAACTTTGTTGCTGATGGTTACACAGTTATCAATGATGGTGACTTGTATACCGTGGTAAAAGTATAAATACATAAATTTCTTTGAGGAGAATAAAAAATGTTTGTATACCAGAATAAAAATCGTGATATCTGCATTACATTCGAAGATAACAAGCCTGTTGAGAATCCTGAATTTGTAATTATTGTTGACGAAGAGGCAAAGACTATCACACTCAATGGTGGCTCTGAGTCTTCTTCAGAATCTACTGTTGACACTTCTGCATTTGAAAAAGAAATTGCTGATCTCCAGCAGGCTGTTGCTAATCTTGAGGCTCAGGTTGCTGAAAAAGATGCAAAGATTGCAGAACTTGAAGCAGCTGCAGAGGAAACTGAAGCAGCTGAATAATTCAGTTAACAATTGAGGTGAGTTAAAATGGATATGGAAATGCTTAAAAACGAAATCCGATTACAACTCACTGGAGATGTTGTGGATTTTGAGCTGTCTGATGCATCTTTAATAAAGGTTATTAACAGTTCTTTGCGTGAAATTCAGCGCTATATTGATACATTTTCACTAATTACAGTTCCATTTAGTAAGTGTATTGATATGGAACCTTATAAAGTTAATTCAGTTATTGGTGTAAGAAGAGCTGAGGGCTTTATGGCTGAGGCTGATGATAATGGTAATTCTGTGACAATGGATCCAATGTATGCAAGTCAGTGGCAAATATTATCCGGTCTTGGAAATATTTATAACATGACTGATTACGCTTACAATTATGCATCATGGAGCACTATTTCACAAATTCGTAATACAACATCAACTGATTTAGCTCATTATTTTGACAAGTTTAAGAATCAGCTTTATATTAATGTTTCAACAAATTTACCTAAAAATATAACAATTATCTATATACCAAGATTTGATGATGTTTCTCAAATAACTTCAGATTTTTGGCAAGATGTATTAGTTCGACTGTCAGTTGCACAAACAAAAATTGTTGTTGGTAGAGTGAGAACAAAATTTAAGCAAACAAATGCGTTGTGGACTCTTGACGGTGATACTTTATTGCAAGAGGGTACAACAGAACTTATGAATTTACGACAAGAATTGAAAGACAGCACACAGCTTGTTTATGGAATTGATTAAGATAAATTGATGTTGATTATTAAAAAGTAAAGGAAATATTGACTGATGTATGATTATATTAATGAGGCATTTAAGAGATTATCTTTGCTTCAGGAAGAAACATTTGATACCTCAGCAGAGGGTTTAACAAGTTTGTCTAATTTCCTCAATAATGATGAGAACGATGATATCGTTAAAGTAATTGATCCAAACGTTGACAACAATGATGATCTTAGCGATTCTTATATTGGTAAAGTAATTATCAATTGCAATGTTTGTCATTCAAATATTTTCAAGTCAAAAGAGGATGTTGTTATTAATAGTGAAGGTGCTGTTAATAACGAAGACGCTTGCCCCTATTGTGGTGAAAGCGAAGGATTCACTATCATTGGACAGGTTGATAAGTTTGTTGAAGAAACTGATGAAGATGAGTCTGAAAACATTGAAGTTTCTGTTAATGATGAACCCGTTGAAGATGAAGAAGGCAACGAAGAAGACAAAGAAGATTTGGATGAGGGATTCATTGGCGGAGCAGTTGGTGGCTTAGCAGGTAATTCAGTTGGTAAAACAGCAGGTAAAGCAATTGGAATGGCGGTTGGCGGACCATTAGGTGCTGTTGCTGGTAAAGCAATTGGTGGTGCTGTTGGTAGTGCTGCCGGAGCTCTTGCCGGTTCTGCAATTCAAAACAAGTTGTCAGAGGAAGGTGAACAACCTCTTTATGATCAGCTAAAAGAATTTTTAGCAAGTAAAGGCTATTCTGTTTCCACAAAAGAAGGCAAAAATTATCTGTGGTCTGTAGTTGATTACATCATGGATGCTCGTGATACTCTCGGTGAGTATTCAATTGAAGCTTGGTACAGAGATACTAAAGAGAATTGCCCAGAAGATCTTGAACTTTTTGAATCTGTTGAATGCAATGGAGAAGATTGTGATGAAGGCCTTCTTGGTGGCGTTGTCGGTGGTTTAGCTGGTAATGCAATCGCTGGTAAACTTGGTGGTGGTCTTATCGGTAAAGCAATCGGAACTGCAGCAGGTGCTTGGGCAGGTTCAAAAATTCAAAATAAGCTTTCTGAGGATGAAGAAATTTCTGAGAATGAAGAACAGCTTGTTGAAGCTGACTTAACTCAGATTGAGGGTACTGTCGCAGATGTACTTAACAAGCATTCTGTTGAACTTGATGATCTTGCTTATAGTGAAGCTGCTGTAAAAGATTTTGTAGCTCGTGTTTTAAGAGATGAATGTAAATATGATTCTCAAGCTGAAGAAGCAATCCGTAAGATTAATTCCTGTAGAGGCGGTAAGCTCTGGAGCACACTTGGTACTTATATGACAGGTATCAAAGTTGTTAACAATAAGAAGCTTGTTTCTTCTGTTGAAGATGACGCCACAGCTGGTGAAGAGCTCAATGAAGATGTTAACAATGTAAATGTTGAAACGGATGACACTGTTGTCTCAGTTAGCGAAGATGATGGTAAGGTAACAGTTACAACTGAACCAAAAGAGCCTGAAGTAGTTGAAGGCGAAGAAATGATTTCACCAGTTTCTGATGAACTCATGACTGAGCTGGAAGTTCAGAATGATCTTGTTGACGAGCCAGTAGAAGAACCAATTGAGGACTCTGAAGAGGAAATTGACATTGAAGAAGCTGATGAAGACAGCATCAATGAGCTTGGAGAAGCATATCTTACACGAGTTTATGAAAACGTAAAATCTTTCAAAACAACAAATATGTACGTTTCAGAAAATGATTCGAGTTTAATTGTTGAGGGCTTAATTACATTTAACTCAGGCGCAACAAAGAAAACTGGTTTTGTATTTGAACCATCTGTTGTTGAAAAGGGTAAAGTAAAATTTACTGGAAAAAATGAACATTTCAGCCGTGGCAACAAATCATTCACCCTTGTTGGAACTGTTGATAACAAGAAACTTATCGCTGAAAGTTTAACATATAACTATCGTGCAAAGAATGGAAATGGATCAAACAGAGTATACGGTACTGTAAAGAGAGGTTGATTCACATGAAGAGAGATTTATATGAAGCATATACTTGTAAATTGCTGAAAGAATCAACAACTTCTGAATGGAGGCTCGTTAGAACAAAGTCTGTTCCTGATTCAGATGGCTTCATGACTGACTATACTTGGTATACAAATGGTGAAACAAACATCTTCATGTTTGGTGATCGCGATTACTATGAGCCTGATCAGGCTTATGCAGATTGGGAATGTGATTCAGAAGAAGAAGCCGAAGAATGGTTTGATAACTATGAAGGATTTGCTGAAGACGAAGATGAACTGTATGAATGCGGATCCAATCCAAGTAAAGAAGAATTCTTTGATAAAGGATTTGAAGAAGCTTACGGTATTGAACCAGAAAATGATGGAAATGATCTTGATCAGTTAAATGAATCATTCGGAAATTTCCCTCAATGGTTCAAAGATGAACTTATTCGTAATAAATCATTAAAAAATGCATTGCTAAAGAAGAATATCGATTTGCACAATGCAACATTTATTCCTCATGAATTGCCGAAAAATGCATTTGACCCAGCATTCAAAGATTTAACAAAATTACCAATATTCCGCATTCAAGATACTCATGGTAAAGAGTATGTGTATATTAAGGGTATCTACGCACCTGAAATCTTTTTCGATAAAAGTGATTTTTGGGCAATGAGATCGGTGGATAATATTGCTAGAAAACGCCTACTTGATCTTACAATGGAATATGGTTACATTGATTTAACTTATCCAGCAACCTCAATGAAAGATGTTCGTAATGATCGTTATGCAATGCGTATGGCTGCAGAGCGTGATGGTACTGCTCGTGGTAAAGGTCAATATGCTGTTAAACGTGACATCTATGCAACAGATGAGGATGGACGTAAAAATTATAACGACGTTATCGGTCAGGAGACAGTTTGGGTGCTGAGTCGTGGTTGCGATAAGTCAGGTTATAAACTTGATCCTGATAAATATGCTCGTATGCTTGACAATGTAGGTCTTGAGGATTATTCAGTAAGACTTGAAATGTGGTATAAGCAGCTTGAGGAT